GGCCTGCACGTTCCATCCATCTTAAGGAGTTGAATCTAGGTTCAACGCCTCGTTTAATCGTTAACTCATTCCAAATGTCTTTACAACATTTGTAAAATTTGAGGGAACAACCACAACTTGACATGGCTAAGCCCATAGCTGATGCTGCGAGTCTAGTCCAATCTTGGTCATGTTCTGGAAAGAATAAATGTCTTAGTAAGTCTTCGTCTGTACGATAGGGTAGTCCGTACACATTAAAGTAGCCAAGCACGGTTATACCGTCTAGGCGTTTTTGGATTTTAGATTTCTTAACGTTTAGTATAGCGTTGAAGTAATACTTCGCTGCGTCTGCTAGACGATCTAAGAAGCCTGGTCCATAAATGTCGAAAACTCTTTCAAAAAAGGTTACCAAAGAATCATCTCCTTGGATACGAATCCAGAAATTATCTGAATTAATATTAATTCCAAGTGAAGATAAACACGTCAGTATCATAATGGCATTCACAAATGAATCCATAAGCTGAGTTTGTTGGTATCCTGAACCAAATCCGTTGTAAGTCCACTGATACAATTGGCCATTCGGCAATAGGATTGGGTTGAATTTGATGCTGTAACACATCCACTTCCACAATCTTTCAATATGTTCAGGGTTTTTCGGTTTTGGGTCTACGTATATAGATGTTGGTTGATACTTGTTGAAGTTAAAAAAACTTCTCCATATATCATGAACAATGTCAATAAGCGCAAATAACATGCGTCTATCAAACTGTGACCAGTCAATACTGATTACAGTGTTGGGTGAACCACACTGATGGATCTCATCAGTCAGTTTCTTCCAACCACCTTTCATCATCTCTCTTCCCCACAATAATCTGCCCTCACCATCGTTCAGGTAGATTCTTTGCATTTGCCAGATGAACATATTCTCTGCCATTAGTAGAAGCTTCGGTGCTCCAAACACGGCTCGAATTTTGTCTGGTTCATCTTGTGCGACAACATGTGATCTGGAATGTAATGTATTCCAATAGTATGGTATAGGATTATTTTGGTCATCCCAAAATTGTTTTGATCCATATTTAATCTCATGTATTAAAGCTCTGTTATAAACGAATATTTCGTTATATAAATTGTGAAATCTAGGACTATCATCTGTGATGATATTCATAGCTTGTTTATATCTTAACCATTCACTGGTAGTAAAATACTTGCTAACTTTATTTTTAAAGTAGCTCCATTTATTATCATGCCAATCGTACACCGTTTGAAAGGGGACGAACTTAAAATCATTAAGATTCCAAGGCGCTTCAGCGCTTACTGGTAGAGTCCAAGGATAATACCTTAGATCTGGATACGAAATTGGAAACAATTCTTCACTTGGCTTAAACATGGATGTAGTTAAATCAATCGCTTGAGTAAAATGATTATCAACAGGTATATCATGTTTAGGCTGCTCAGTTAACTTGAAGTTCTCAATAACTGCTTCATCACTAAAGTCTGATCTACGATTGCGTAAAACATTTAAAATCTCATTCGTTGAATAAAACTTCAACATACTTCTCATGACTATATAATTTCTATCATTAACCACCTCATCCGGTAATTTATAACGAAAACGCCATGGTATGATCCATTTTGCAATTGTGCGTAAGAAACGTAAATTCATTTTGTATAAGTGTGAGTCAAAATCTCATTAATAAACACATAGGAAAACCTAAT